GAGTTATACGGATTCCACTGTTCCGGCGGAAATTTGATCTGCTGCCAGCCATCTTTGTAGAAGTAAATCCTGTCATCAGGGTTGGTCTGGACGTAGAACACACCTGAGATATACGAATTAGGATGCGCGTGTTTGTGGTGAAACTGGCCTTGTTCTGAGTAGTTGCACCAGCTTTGTGTCACACGCAGTGTTACATTGTGCTTAGGATTGATTGTGGCTTTGAAATATTCACCCACGGCATCTTCAATGAATGAACGAAGTGAGGTCAGGGCTGCGTCACGCAAGACAAAGTTGTTCGTGCTTGTGGTGTTGCCTTGATTTGGTCTTGTCTGTAACTCACGGATGAAGAACAACTCCTCATCTGACAGCGGCCTGCCTAGATCAAAAAACCCAATAGGAATAGGAAATAAGTTATGCAGGTTCACCTTGAGTCGCCTTTTCTATCATGTCCATGTGACCTGTCATGTGCTCAATCTGTTCAGGCAAATAAATAGTGTTAATAGATTCTTCAAATGCTTTGATCTTTTCTAGCGTTTCTTCAACTTCTTTTATGGTTGGCGCAGGGCGTGGGTCATCCCATCGCGTAAAACCAACACCACCTGTCCATTCCCACTTCGCGCCAGGGCGAAGCATTTGAATCGCTACATTAATACCATAGAAACGATAGATCCTGTTATCCACGCATTAACTCCATTTGATGATTACGATACCGGAGCCGCCTGAACCGCCTGCACGATTTGGAACGCTTGGTGCGGTAGATCCGCCAGCACCGCCCCCACCACCAGTATTTGCAGTGCCAGCAATACCGTCAGCATTATTACCAGCATTTCCCCCGCCACCAGAGCCGCCTGTTCCCGGTGTGCCTCCGTTATAAATAGAACCGCCTCCTCCTCCGGCGTAAGTCGTTGAAGAGCCAGAGATAGAAGATGCCGTTCCAGCACCACCATTACCGCCTGTCGTTGAAGTCCCCGTGCCGCCTGTAGCAGACGCGCCACCCCCACCACCAGATCCATAATTCGGCGCACCAGAGCCAACGGACGTACCGCCGTTGCTGCCTTGGCTGGGCGATGTGTTTGGAGTGTTTCCTGTGCCACCAGCGGATGCCGCGCCACCTCCACCACCAGAACCGCCATTGCCTCCCGGCGCGTTAGCACTTCCGCCCAAACCACCGTATCCACCACCTGTGGAAGTAATGGTGCTAAACACAGAGTTGTTGCCAACGGAGCCGTTTGCACCTGAACCACCGCCGCCATTACCCCCTGCGCCAACGGTAATGGTATAAGTTGTACCCGCAGTTACAGAAAATCCCGTTCCTGTACGGAATCCTCCAGCTCCACCACCGCCACTAGATCCACCATTCGGGCCAGCACTTCCCGCACCACCACCACCAGCAACAACGAGGTAATCCACACTCGTCACACCCGTAGGGCATATCCACGTTCCTGACGTATTAAAGATGGCTGTGCCACCACCTGATGGCATGACGTATGCAATACCTACGATACCGGAGCCGCCTGCGCCACCTGCCGAATCATAGTCAGACCCACCCCCACCACCGCCAGTATTCGCAGTGCCGTTTCCTCCAGCGCTTGTTACGCGCACCCCGCCAAAACCGCCACCACCGCTGCCCCCTGCAGAGGCTGGTGTTTGTTTGCTATTACCGGCTCCGCCCCCTGCATAAGTGACTGAAGATCCTGATATGGATGACGCAGTTCCGGGTCCGCCTGTTCCGCCGTAAGTCGTGTTCGATGCGCCTCCGGAACCCCCTGCACCACCACCTGCACCAGCACCCGTACCAGCACTGCCATTACCTGATCCAGCACTTCCGTTAGTTCCTTGTGAGGGACTTACCGAAGGGGTATTCCCATAACCTCCAGATCCACCGGCGCTACTACCCCCGCCACCCCCGCCACCTGAACCACCATTACTACCGCTGATGCCGGTCCCTATGGCGTAGCTTCCACCTTTTCCGCCGCCAGTTGAGGTGATCGTGCTAAATACTGAGTCCGACCCGTTAGATGCTGCCGATGGAAAATTTTGACCGGCTCCACCAGCACCTACTGTAATCGTATAAGTAGTTCCAGCAGTTACAGAAAATCCTGTTCCAGTACGGAATCCGCCCGCACCGCCGCCACCTCCGGCGTCCTGACCACCACCACCGCCTCCAGCAACGACAAGGTAGTCAACAGAGGTCACACCCGTCGGGCAAGTCCAACTTCCCGTAGCTTTAAACTCTTGGTAAACAGCGCTAGTTCCTGAGCCACCAGCTTTGGCCCCTAATAGCATCAATAAAATGCCGGTCATGACACATTCCCCGAAACAACGCAAGCTGTTGCGCTATAGAACAAAACCGTTGCCACACCTCGTGTAGCAAGCGTCATGGATGTTTTGATGGTGTCTGTACCAGCAATGTAAGCGGTAGGCGCAGAACAGGTAATCGTAATGCTGCCCGAGGTGTTGTTGAACAGACTAATAATATCGCCCTCAGCAAATGTGCTTGTTGGGATCGTAATTGACCCACCTGAACTTATTTGCACATATTTGCCAACATCACCAACGGCTAGTTGATAACTTGAAGTTTTTGTGCCAACGGCTGGCGCATTGAGATAGCCAAGCGTTACAGAATCAGCGGTTGGCAGCGTCTGCGTGATGTTGCTGCTTGTGTTAGCGGATTGCAGGGTGTGATTTCCCGTCCCGCTAGCGTTGCCTTTGGCAATTAGATTAGACATACGTCATGCCCCGTTCAAAATCATCCATTTTTCACCCGTGCCCACGGTGACAGTCACGCCAGTTGCGATGGTAACCTCACCGACGCTCAAGCCATTGTATCCATCCGTAATTGTATAGTTTGATGTGATAGTTTGTTTACTTTCCAGAATAACTGATGATCCACCTAATCCGGAATATCCTGAAATTCCGCTGAATCCACTGTTGCCAGAGTATCCTGATGGTCCTGAGTATCCTGAGATAGCCGAGTATCCGCTTGTTCCCGAAAACCCGCTAAACCCAGACGTTCCAGAAAACCCGCTGGCACCTGAGAATCCTGACAAGCCGCTAGCGCCTGAAAACCCGCTGAACCCTGATCTTCCACTGAACCCCGAAATCCCTGAGTCACCGGAGAATCCCGAGAGCCCTGAAAAGCCTGAAATTCCACTGAACCCTGAAATCCCAGAGAACCCAGAAATTCCCGAGAAGCCACTTGTACCGGAAAAGCCTGACGTTCCGGAAAATCCTGAGATGCCAGAAAACCCAGAAATACCGCTAAAGCCACTATAACCTGAAATGCCAGAAAAACCTGAAATTCCTGAAAACCCGCTTGTTCCACTAAAGCCAGAAATTCCTGAAAAACCACTGGTACCCGAAAATCCTGACACACCGGAAAAGCCGCTAATTCCTGAAAACCCTGAGGTGCCTGAGAACCCTGAATAGCCGCTGACACCACTGAATCCTGAGGTGCCCGAGTACCCTGAAATGCCCGAGAACCCACTGATCCCGGAAAAGCCGCTAATTCCCGAGAATCCCGATATACCAGAGAATCCTGATGTGCCTGAGAATCCACTGGTTCCAGAAAATCCACTGATGCCACTAAACCCAGAAAATCCTGAAGTGCCAGAAAAGCCACTAATTCCGCTGAATCCAGAGATTCCACTGAATCCTGAAGTGCCACTGAATCCTGAGATGCCAGAAAACCCAGAAAGACCAGAGAATCCTGAGTAGCCACTTATTCCGCTGAACCCTGAGATGCCAGAAAAACCGCTTGTTCCTGAAAAACCTGATGTGCCTGAGTATCCACTGATACCCGAAAATCCGCTGATACCAGAAAAACCTGAGTAGCCAGAAATTCCTGAGAATCCGCTGATGCCTGAAAATCCCGATCTTCCTGAAAAGCCGCTTATTCCTGAATCGCCTGAGTACCCGCTGATTCCAGAAAACCCTGAATAGCCGCTTATTCCCGAAAAGCCTGAGCGCCCGCTGAATCCCGAAATGCCGCTGAATCCTGATATACCACTGAATCCAGAGATTCCTGAAAATCCTGAGTAACCGCTAATTCCGCTAAAGCCTGAGGTTCCTGAAAAACCACTGATGCCACTGAAGCCAGAAATCCCTGAGAATCCTGACGTACCAGAAAATCCAGAAATTCCGCTAAAACCAGAAGTTCCAGAGAAGCCACTTGTACCCGAGAACCCGCTAATTCCTGAGTACCCTGAAATGCCGGAAAAGCCAGAGTACCCGCTTATTCCTGAAAAGCCTGAGATGCCACTGAATCCAGAAATTCCTGAAAAGCCCGAGTATCCTGATATTCCACTAAAACCTGAGGTTCCACTGAACCCTGAAATGCCGCTATAGCCCGATATACCAGAGAATCCTGAGGTGCCAGAAAATCCCGACACGCCAGAAAATCCGGACTGGCCGGAAAACCCTGAAATGCCTGAGAATCCAGAAATGCCGCTAAATCCTGAATAGCCTGAAATGCCTGAAAAACCACTGATGCCCGAGTATCCCGATATGCCAGAGTAGCCCGATATCCCGCTAAAACCGCTTGTTCCTGAAAAACCTGAAGTTCCAGAGAATCCGCTTATGCCACTGAACCCAGATATGCCGGAAAAGCCACTGATGCCGCTAAAGCCGGATGCGCCAGAAAAGCCTGATGTACCTGAGTACCCAGATATGCCCGAAAAGCCAGAAGTGCCTGAATAGCCGCTAATTCCCGAGTAGCCACTTATGCCAGAAAATCCAGAGATGCCTGAAAATCCTGACGTGCCACTAAAGCCGCTGATGCCGGAAAAGCCTGAAATTCCTGAGTACCCACTGATACCAGAAAAACCAGAAAGCCCACTAATTCCAGAAAAGCCCGAGGCTCCCGAAAATCCTGACGTTCCTGAAAAGCCGCTGAATCCTGATGTTCCTGAATATCCTGAAATGCCAGAAAATCCTGAAATCCCTGAGTAACCTGAAATTCCAGAAAATCCAGAGATACCTGAAAACCCTGAAGCACCTGAAAAACCAGACTGACCAGAAAATCCCGAATAGCCGCTAATTCCTGAAAACCCGGAGATTCCTGAAAAACCTGAAGTTCCAGAAAACCCGCTGATGCCTGAAAACCCACTAAATCCTGAAATTCCTGAAAAGCCTGAGTATCCGCTAATGCCTGAATAGCCACTAATCCCTGAAAAACCTGAAATCCCTGAAAAGCCAGAAAAGCCAGACGTTCCAGAAAAGCCAGACGTTCCTGAATATCCCGATACACCTGAAAATCCAGATATCCCACTAAATCCTGATAGTCCCGAAAAGCCGCTAAATCCTGAGATTCCGCTAAAGCCTGAATACCCTGAAATACCTGATGCGCCTAACGCTGCGGTCCAACCGCCATTCACAACGCCTTCAAATTGATTGCTTTGGGTGTTGTAGCGAATCATTCCGTTTACAGCCAACGGCCTTTGACTGACATTTCCCTTAGGCAAAGTCAAAGATGCCGTGCCAGGCACAACTGGATTGTTTGCTAAACCTATCAAAGGATTGGCACCGTCACCCGCTGCATTGGCAACGCTAATCTCGTCTGTAGCGCCCTGCAGCGTTACAACACCAATGCTTCCACCGCTTGTGCGCGATAAAAGTCCTGCGCCCGACGTGTTGGCAAGGCTTAGAACCAACCCGGAAAGCGAAACAATCGGGTTGCCGGCGATGCCATTACCATCGGATACGCTTATGCCTGCCGTTCCGGCTTGAATAGAGCGCCCTGTGAGCGTTCCAATGCCCGTCTTGACCTGTATGCCTACGTTTGAAATTACGAGGCTTGCAGGTGCTCCTGTGAGCGATATGGCTAGGGTTGATCCGGCTCCATTGTCAGTTAGCGCCACGCCACCGCCGGTGGTTGATAACTGCCTGGAATCTGTAAGAAGGCCTTCCGAGGTTGCCGTGACAAAACTATAGTTTGTGGCTGGAACTGCGGCAATTGCGCCGGTTGTCGTTTGTACTGTTGCGCCACCTTGGACAATAGGTAGCGATTCTGTTCCCGTAAGCGGCCCAGCCTGAGGAAGCTGCGTAATAGTCTGATTGGGCATGGTTACGGATTAGGCTCAATATTTATGCCGTCATTGTTGCCATCGTTTTCCGGTGTTTCCGTATTTTGCTCTGTGGCCAGCACAATTTGCTGGATACCGTTTACCAAGATCGAATTGGGATCAACAGCCACAGAAACATCAGGCCTCGGAAATCTTAAGTTGATACGCTCAGTCTGGCGAGCGGGAAGACGGTAAGGATCTTTCTCATCCCGGCAATTTTCCTCGCAGACCATTAACCCAGGAAAATTAATGTCAGGGGCAAGTGTGGCGTGCGGACGCTTCATTTTACAGCGATCACACACGGCAATCGCTATATCAGCATATCCCTCTGTGTCCAGAAAAATAGGCATTATTTTGTATATACACTTATGTTAGGTGCAAAATAAATCGGACTGCGATCCCGTTCCTCAGCCTCTGCTAGTGCAAGGTACTTGCCAGCTTGATCCTCAAGGTATTTGATTCGATCAAGGGGCACCGCGGGCAGTTCCATACTGAGTTGATGCGCAAGCATGCCGACAACAGCCATATACCAGCGCTGTGGGATCTGCAACTCGTCTGTCAAGTCACCGACATCCATAATCTGTTTTGAGTACCATACGACCATCTGAACAAACGGTTCATTTGGCACCGGCCACAGGTAAATTTGCGGCGCAGGAACAGTGCGATTAAACCAAAACTGATAGGGTTGATTAGCTAAAAATTGCTTGTTTGGTAGGTTGGTATAGTCGTCCCGGTTTAACCTTGCCATTTGAATTTCACGCGCTTGGTTGCCAACGTAAAACTCTCTAAGGGCTAATGTCGTTCCAGAATAAGCTTGAATTCGGTAGTACTGCACAAGCTTTCCAGGCTCAATGTCATACCACAACCATTTGTTATCAGTGACAGCAACCGTGCCAGGATCGTAAAGCGTATACCATGAAATGTTATCTGTTGAATACTCAAGCTTGAACGTCCAGCTCGAACTGCCTTGGTTGGCTATGTAAGGCAAGACACCAATAGAGCCAGCATAAACGGAATTGTTTGTTCCAAAATTGACGGCAATAAAACCGTTGGGTGATGTGTTTGCGCACCAAGTATTGACGTTATCATCAAATGCTAAATCCGCATTACCCGATGACGCAGAGTATCCATTGCTTATGTTAGGCGTTGGGCGCTGCATCGTGCGATAAAGCACGTTTAACGCATCATTGGCACCGGTTGGAAGCGTGTAAATGTATTGCTCTGGGGTTAAGCCAATAACTTCTTTTTTAACCGCCCAATACTGGATGCCAATGTTGATGAGATTCGTTAGCGTAAAGCCAAGCGACTCTCTTGCCGTCAGTAATTGCTCGCTCGTTAACTCTTCAGCAAGCTTTCCGCAGCGCCTCGCAGCGTGGTCGATCAGTGTCTGTACATTGAACACCTGACCGTAGGTATCGGAATAAGACATTTAGAACCCCGGACATTTCCAGCGCCGCATGGATGCGCGTGCTCGTGAACCT